GCTGATGGGCCATGGTGCGTAAGTGCTTGTGTATCAAGGGTGATGTGACACTGGTGCATGGTCCATGGTTGGGTGGTGGATGAGAGCCATTCATGCATGGTCCATGATACATGAGTATTATTCATGCATGAAGCATGGTCCATGACCCACTGGTCCATGACCCAGCACTACTATATAGCACGCTTCATTGATCCACTGTCTCATTGCTACTCCGACACAGGCAACCTTGGCCCATGCGCCCGTGTGAGCGAAGCGAGGGGGCCATGGGGGAAGTTGCATCTGTGGAAGGAGTAGGGGACCCGTCACACCAGTCCAAGATTCAATATTTCAACTATAAGCATTTGTTACATGGTCCACTCAGGCAGCGTATCCTGTCACATGGTCCACTGTTGCAGGGTGTTTTGCGCGGCGCTGGGCACATATCTCCGCGGTCTTACTTTTCTGGGGGGTATACCCTAGAGAGGAACTGGGGGGTTTACCCTACGTATTTAAATAGTTGGGCCAGTTTTACCACTACTTTACCACTTTTTCAATAGTAGTGGTCGTTACGGGCTCTATACTGTTAAAGGGGGAAACAGGGAGTTTACCACTTTTACCACTTTTCTCGGACTTTTTTCAAAAAAAAAATAGTCAGCCAAAAACTGGGTTTCTGGCCCAAATCACTCTAAAGCCTTTAAAACCCTTAATACGGATAACGACCAGTCCCAAAAAAAAAGTGGTAAAGTAGTGGTAAAATTGGCCCAAAAGCGTTAGGACACTAGGGTATACCCCCCAGTTTCCATAATACACCCGTGACAATGTTTTTATCTTGACCTGCGTGAACCCCAGAGCATCCTGTTTGTATGGGAGAGAGAAAGAGAGGGGATGTGAGAGAGGATGGTATGGTGTTCTACCGATATCAGGCCAGTGCAAGAGACGGGGAGTATTGGATGACTCCTGAGAAGTATGCCGTGCGCACCCAACTGGATCAGGGGATACAGATTTGTGCTCAGCGGCGCTATAGGGGCGATTTTACGATCCGACAGAGGCGTAATGCGTATATGAGAGAGTGGAGGGGTCGAGATGTCTGAACAACACGACCCGTTTAAGGATAAGAGGTTTAATCAGCGTGGGCGGCCCAGTGCCGCTAAGAAGAAGGCGCAGAAGAAGAAGGATAATTTTCAACGAACTGTGAAAAAGAGGATACCGAAGGCAGAGGCTGAGCTGGCTGCAATTAAGGACAAGGTGCGCCTACAGAAGGGGCAATTAACTATGGCTAAGAACAAGACACAGGAATTATTGGAGGCGATGGCCAATGCGCCCACTCCAGCCGCCCAGCGGAAGATCATGCATGGGATGTTCTGTGACTCAGGGCTCAATCCGCTCAAGGAGCTGCTGGAGATTGCGTCCAAGACAACAGGTAAGAATGCCCTGCCGCCCAAAGAGCGCAGGGACCTTCTGCTCAAGTTGCTGGAGTATCAGGCGCCCAAGCCCAAGAGTATTGATATTCAGGCGGACGTCAGCTCCAGTGTCACCATTAAGGTGGTGGACTTTGCGAATACGACTCAGAAGCAGCTGAAATCCGTGGATGCCATAGAGGTTCCAGAGGACAAGGAGTTCGATGAGTTCCTGAGCCCTGAGCAGATCGCCCAGCGCGAGAAGGAGAAAGCGATCAATCTGGCCATTGACGCAGTGGTAGAGGAGGAATCAGATGAGGATTAGACCCTATCGCTTCTGGTATCGCTGGACCAAGGCCCCTGTTTCACTGAGCCCCATTCCTTTTGTCATAGCAATATGGGTCCTATGGGCCATGCGCTTCACCTACTTAATGATCACACAGCACTAATGGACATTCAGATACCTGCCCAAGGATGGGTCCCGCGATCCTATCAACTGCCGTTCACGAAGTATATGTGTCAGGACAAGCGTGGCCTACGGGCCGTGGTTGCATGGCACCGTCGTGCGGGCAAGGACCTGACGTCCATCAATATCATGGCGATCAAGGCCATGCAGCGTAAGGGGCTATATCTTTACATTGGTCCATTCAACAATCAGATCCGTCGGATCATTTGGCAGGGACAGGACGGGGATGGGCGCAAGTTCATTGATTTCATTCCGCGTGAGCTGGTGGTCCGTAAGAGTGAGCAGGAGATGAGCCTGACGCTCAGTAACGGAAGTGTCATCCAGTTGCTCGGGGCGGATAACCCTGACAAGCTCGTAGGGATCAATCCTGTGGGGATCGTGTTCTCCGAGTTTAGCCTCAGTGATCCACAGGCGTGGGTGCTCACGAATCCGATTCTCGCTGAGAACGGTGGGTGGATGCTCATGAATGGGACGCCCCGTGGCCAGAATCATTTCTATGATATGTTGCTGCGTGCACAGGCGGACAAGAACTGGTTTGCCAGTCACCTTGGAGCATTGGACACGAAGGCCATCAGTCCAGAGAACCTTCGCACGGCGCGCAAGGAAGGGAACAATGAAGCACGGTTCCAGTCTGAGTTCATGTGCAGTTTCCACACGCCCATCGAGGGTGCCTACTATGGTCCGATCATGTCTCGGCTGTATGCCAAGGAGCAGATCATGCCGAATATTCCAGTGGAGCCTAGTCTCCCCGTCCATACGGCGTGGGACCTCGGGATGGATGACAGCACCAGTGTCTGGTTCTTCCAGATGTTCGGGCGGGAGCTGAGGATTGTGAACTATCTGGAGAACTCAGGGGAAGGCTTGCCGTATTACGCACGCGAACTGGACCGATGGGCCGTCTTGAACGATGTGACCTACGGGAAGCATTACGCACCGCACGATATCGCGGTGCGTGAGATGGGAACAGGGCGTTCCCGATTGGAGACGGCGCGCAAGCTGGGTCTCAGATTTGTGAAGGTGAAGCGTATGAGTGTGCAGGACGGGATCGAAGCGGTCCGCACGGTCCTGCCGACCTGCTGGTTCAGTGAGGACACCTGTCACATGGGCATCGAGCATATGAAGAGCTATCATAAGGAGTTCGATAGTGCCAAGAATGTCTTCAAGAAGAGCCCTGTCCATGATGCAGCCAGTCACGGGGCCGACGCTTTCCGCACCTTGGCGTGTGGGCTCAAGCAGACCAAGGGTGAGAACGCCGCAAGCACACGGAAGAACTCTCAATACAAGGAGGTGGAAGTATCTCTATAACCCAGAAAACCGCCCCGCCCAAGGACCTGACGCCCATGGACCGAGCCGTGATCATGTATCACGGGTTCGGTGAGGACTTCGTGGCCCTGCTGGACCATTACATCAGCTTCTTTCCCGAGGCGAAGCGCTACACTTTCTTTGGGCCAGGGTTCATTTTACTTGCGCATGAGGAGACGAGGTGGGACCCGTGCACCGATGACCCACGGACCCGTGAGCCATATTGGTATGTGGTGTATGCCAGCTCCACGGACGAGGATGCAGGGTCGTTATTTGCACGATTGATGCCTTATCCCCTTGACTACGTTGGCTTTTCCCGCCATGCAAAGGATACGAAACGGGCGATGCGTTTGTTGCCCACCAAGAGACTTCTTAAACTACTAAATCGTTATGGGCTCCAAACCAAGTAAACCAAAACCGCCTCCTCCACCGCCACCTCCACCACCGCCTCCAGCGCCAGTGGCCCGCCAGCCGATCAAGCAGGCGAAGAAAGCGGCTAAGGTTGTGAACCCTACTCAGGTCCAACGGACCAAGAAGACAACTCCCGTCACCGACACTGGTGACAAAAAGAAGAAATCCCTAGGAAGTGGCATCTAATTTTACAATGACCCCCGAACGACTCCGTCTGGCCGAAAGGCTGGAGGAGTTGCGCATGCTGCGCTCGGGCATCCAACCTACGCTTGAGTCGATCCAGCGCTTAGTTCGGCCCAATGGCTCGAACTTCGACAATACAACGAAGCAGGACGGATCTTCCCAAGAGGATGGGTCAAAGTATAAGTTTGATGACACAGCGGTATGGGCGAATCAGATGTTCGCCAATGGCATGTGTAGTTATCTCATGCCGAAGTCCACACGGTGGGCCTACCTGAAACCCTCGGGGCGACCAAGCTCTGAGCTCAGCGACGAGGAGTTGGTGTATCTGGAGCAGGTCTCCGACATGATCAGTCACAGTTTTGCGCTCCCTAAGACAGGGTTCTACGAAGCAGGGCATGAGGTCTACATGGACCAAGGGTCCTATGGCACCGCGATCCTCTACAACCGTCGCTCGGCACAGGGTTCCAAGTATACAGCGATTCCGCTGGCTATGGGTCTGTTTGACACGAACGACGACGGTGATGTGGATACGATGTATTACATCAAGAACCTGCGCACCAAGGCCATGATTCAGGCGTTCCCTGATATCGTGAACAGCGAAGGGTTTGATCCGAACCAGAGCAACCGCAGCTACAAGCTGGTCTATTCGGTGGAACGCTCGCAGGATATCCGCGCCAAGAAGGGCGGGACCATTGGGGCAAGCAAGCCTTACCAATTTACATACTGGTGTGAAGAGCTGAAGGAAATCCTTCAATCAGGCACACTTAGTTACTTTCCGTTCATCGTGCCTCGCTGGGCGAAACTTCCTGGCGAGGTGTTCGGACGCTCCCCTGCAATGACGTGCTTGTCCACCATTCAGATGGTGAACAAGATGCGCAAGGAGCTCATTAAGAGCGCGGAGATTGCAAATGCTCCGCCACTGTCCGCAGAGGAAGACACGATCATGCTTCCCTTCAGCTACGGCAGCCGTCAGATGATCTGGCGCGAAGCAGGAGCTCCTGCCCCCGAACCGATCCTATCGGGCAGTCAGCCGAACCTCACGCAGGAGATGATCAATCAGGATCGTGACTCCATCGTGAAGGCGTTCTTCGTGGACCAGATCATCCGTGACCAGAAGAAGGAGAGACAGACAATTTTAGAGATTCAGGACGAACGTGGTCAGATGCTCCAGCAGCTCGGACCCCTCCTGTCTCGTCAAGAGAATGAGTTCTTGGCCCCATGTATCGAGGCTCAGTATGACTTCTTGGATAAAGGCAATAAGCTTCCTCCCGTCCCTGACTCCTTAAAGGGTCATGACATGGAGATCGTTTATACGAGCCCCGCCGCCCAAGCGCAATATTCCACTGGCATGTCGAACATTTCGGCTATGCTCGGGGATATCATCCCGCTGGCACAGGCCAAGCCTGAGATCATGGACAACATTGATGACAATGAGCTCTTTGCCGAGATCAGCCGTCTACGCAACGTTACCCGTCGAATTATCCGCACAAAGGACGATGTGAATGCGATGCGCGAGGAACGCGCTGAAGCTGAGAACCAGCAGCAGACAATGGACAACATACCTGGAATGGCTGGAGCAGCCAAGGACGTAGCCGATGCCAAGGCGACCGATCCTGAAGGAATCGGCCAAATGCTCCAACTATGATAAAGAAGATCACCAATACACTCGACCGACTTAAAGCACGCCGCCAGATGCGGGACGACCTCCAGAGCATTCTGGATACCCCGCACGGTGAGCGTTTCTTCAAACAATTTCTCAAGGACTGTGGAGTGACCCGTGCGCGGTTCAGCCATGACCCCTACGAGATCGTGGCAATTGAATCGACTCGTCGGCTCGCTATGTCATACCTACACCTGCTGGGGAAAGAAGATCCGCAGCACCTAATTAACATCATCGAACAGGACCAATAACATGCTACTACGACCACATACATTTTTACGCGAAGAGGAAGGCGGCGGAGAACCGCAGCCAACGGGAGGCATTGGTGGGGGAGGACCCGCGCCCGCTGCCCCCGCTTCGCCCACTGGAACAATGGACTTTGGGTCCGAGGACACCTTCAAGGCGTTCGTTGGATCGCTGCCACAGGAGCAACAGGACATGGCCATGTTCCAAGACACCAAGAGCTTTAGTTCTCTGGTGGATCAGACGCTCAACGCGCAGTCGGCCCTTGGCAAGAAGCGCCTCGAAGCACCCAATGAGAACTGGGGCGACGAGGACTGGACGAACTTCCACTCGAACGTCCGCCCTGAAACAACGGATGGCTACACTTTTGCTGAGTCCTACGATGTGGCACAGGGCGACACCACGGTGAAACACAGTCTCTCCGAAGGGGATGTCACTGAACTTCGCTCAGTCTCGGACCAATTGAACCTTTCACCGCAGCAGGCCAATAAACTTGGTGAGCTGTGGGCTGGACGCTCCGTTGATGCCACTGGCACATTGGACGGTCAGATCGCAGAGACTGTCACCGCCCAGCAACGTGCACTCCAGAACGAGTGGGCTGACAACTACGAGATCAACCACAAGTCGGCCAACGAAGCTTTCGAGATTCTGGCCGAGAAGGTTCCTGAACTTCGTGACCTCATGGGCTGGTCTCCTATCGTGGAGAACCACCCTGCTACAATGAAGCTGTTCCACATGCTTGCACCTCTGGTCCAAGATGCAGGAATGATCTCGGGCGGTCAGGGCGGCGGATTCGGTGGAGACACTGTTGCAGGCATCCAAGCTCAGATCAAGGACTTCGATTCACAGAACGAGCAGATCATTATGGCCGACCCTGACAAGCTCTCTATCGGGGATAAGCTGAAACGGGATGACCTACTGAAGCAGCGCACCGCGCTTTATCAGAAACTTCACCCGAAGTCGTAATTCCCTGTTGACTCCGTAACACTTTTAGGGCTGTCTCTTTTATAGAGATAGCCCTTTTGGGTCTCTGGAAAGCTGTATCAGCCGCTGGTAACGTAACACTAGAAGAGTCCGAAAGGGCAGCTCCTCGAAAATCAAACTTCGCAGGGCACCGAAGCTCTACGAGCAATCACACTTCTATTTTACATATTATGAGCCTGAACCCAGGAACTCCAGAGTCTATCGAAACCAGTTTCGTGAATCAATTTCGCGAAGGCTTCGAGAAGTCTTTTCAACAGACAGAATCCAAGCTTGACCCGCTTGTTCAACACGAATCTCAAGCGAGCGAATACCAGTATTGGGACCGCATCGGTGAGGCCGAAGAAATGCAGGAGGATAGCACACGCTATGCCGACAATCCTGTATCCGAAATCCCGCACGACAGACGCCGCATTGGTCTGAAGTCTTGGGACCTCGGTAAGATCGTCGATGAGAAGGATCTCATGCGCGTCATCACTGACCCGAAGAATCCTTACTCCATGTCCATGCTCGCCTCTGGTAAGCGCAAACGTGATGACATCATCAACGAAGGCTACTACGCTCCTGCTTATACAGGGAAGTCTGGCGACACTGTCGTCAACTACTGCGTGGCTCCTGATGACCTCGATGGCACTACGATCACTGTTGGTGAAGTCAGCAATGGCTCCTCGAACAAGATCGCAGCTTCTACTGGTCGCTACACCCTCAAGTCGGGACAATACGAAGGTATCTCCGTGGGATCGAACTTTACGCTCACTGGAACTCCAGGAACGTATGGTCTCACAATCGACAAGCTCAAGGCGCTTCGCACTGCGATGCTCCGTGTTGAGGCAATCGACGAGAACACACAGCTCGACTGTGTGATGACCTCCTACCAGTGGGAAGAGTTGCTCAAGTTCGAGGAAATCATCAACGCGGACTACTCCGTGAAGAAGAGCCTCATGGACGGCAACCCAACCAACATCCTTGGTTACAAATTCCGCATGAGCGAACGCATCCCTCTCGTAGGTGATGAGCGTCGTATCCGCGTCTCCTTGCCTTCGGCACAGAAGCTCACAATCGGCCAAGAGCTGGTTGGTGACATCTGGCGCCTGTCTGGTAAGAAGAAAGCTCCTTACATCTACTACAAGCAGACTATCGGCACTTCCCGCATGTGGGGTGAAGTTGCTGGAGAAATCCGCTGCACAGAGGCGTAAGACCAACCTTAACCCATTACTATAAAATATTATGGCTGCAATCGTTTACTCCGAAGCCTCCGACGAACTTACACAAGTTCGCGGACCAGGCTACACTCCGCTTAGCCCCATCGACGATGGTGCTCGCGTGCGCGTCAAGCGCTTTTCCTACACTGCAACTGGGGTCGTAGCTGACACCGCTGTGATCGAACTTGTAGAAGTTCCTTCTGGCGCTGTTGTCATCGACACCGTCCTCAGTGATGTCACAATCGCAGGT